CTGCTATTACAAAAGCCAACCCAGCTGTTGTTACATCAAATAGTCATGGTTTTACTAATGGTGATCATGTTATTATTTCTGGAGTAGGGGGAATGACAGAAGTAAATAGTATTACTTTTACTGTTGCTAACTCTACTACCAATACTTTTTCTTTACAAAATTATGATGGTACTGCCATTAATTCATCTGCTTATACAACCTATACATCTGGTGGCACAGCTGCAAAGATTTATGAAATTGCATCTCCTTATGCTACCGCAGATATTCCCAATATAAAATTTGCTCAAAGTTCGGATATTATGTACCTGGTACATCCAACTTATTCTATTCGTAAATTATCACGATCAGCTCATACATCCTGGACATTAACAGAAATATCTCTCACCACAGGTACAGATATTACTGTGAGTGCTATTACCAAAGCAAATCCTGGTGTGGTTACTACATCAACAAATCATGGATTGATTAAAGGAGATTTTATTACCTTTAGCAGCATTGGAGGTATGACAGAATTAAATGGAAATATTTACAAAGTAGGTAATGTATTAAATGAATTTTCTATAACTGGTATTACAGCTGCTAACCCTGGAGTTGTAACAACATCCGCTGCACATGGTTTGGCTGTTGGTGAAAAAGTTACGATTACTGGTGTTAAAGGAATGACACAAGTTAATGATATTACTTTTACAGTTAAGAATGTAGGATCATCAACTACTTTTGACTTATCGGATGCGGTGGGAGCAAATTGGAATACATCGGCTTATACTGCGTATGCATCTGCTGGTACTGTAACAACACCCGATTTAAAATTTGAAATACAAGATTCAGATGGTAATGATTTAAACACTAGCAGCTATGGCACATTTTCTGCTGGAGGTAGTGATGTTGTTACTAAACTTACAAGCCCAGTATTAAATAAAGGCACAGGCACATATCCAAGTTGTGTTGTCTTTTATGAACAACGATTAATTTTTGCTAGTAGTAATAATGATCCGCAAACAATATGGTTTTCTAAAACAGATTCCCTGGAAGATTTTACAGTAGGATCTGATTCTGCTGATGCAATGACATATTCCATTGCATCGAATAAAGGTAATGCTATTAAATATTTAACTGTGACCAGATCACTAATTTGTGGCACAGCTGGTGGTGAGTTTTCAGTAACAGCATCATCTTCTGCCGAGCCTATTACTCCAACAAATATTCAAATTAAAAAACAATCAAGTTATGGATCATCCGATATTGATGCAGTATCAATTGGTAATGCTACCATGTTTGTTCAACGAGCTAAAAGAAAAGTAAGAGAGCTAGTTTATAATTACGATACTGATGGTTTCATAGCTCCAGACTTAACAATATTAGCCGAGCATATTTCTGATTCTGGTATTACCGAAATGTCTTACCAACAAGAGCCTCAAAGTATTTTGTGGTGTGTAAGAACAGATGGAGTTTTATCGGGATTAACGTATGCAAGAAACGAGCAAGTTGTTGGATGGCATCGACATATATTTGGTGGTGTCTTTGGATCTGGTAATCCTGTTGTAGAAAGTGTGGCAACTATTCCTGGAGATCTTAATGAAGATGTTACTTATGTTATTGTTAAAAGGACAATTAATGGAGCAACCAGGAGATATGTTGAATACTTACAACCAGTAGATTATGGCTCAGATTTAACAGCTGCTTTCTTTGTTGATAGTGGTTTAACTTATGATGGTGGAGCAACAACAACTATATCGGGATTACATCATTTGATTGGTCAATCAGTTACAATATTAGCTGATGGATCTACACATCCAAATAAAACAGTTAGTGCAACAGGCACAATCACATTAGATAGATCATCAACTAAAGTACAAATTGGTTTAGGATATAATTCAACATTACAAACAATGCGATTAGAGGCGGGTAGCCAGGATGGTACTGCCCAGGGAAAAACAAAACGTATTCATAATTTAACAGTTCGTTTATTTGAAACTGTTGGATTATTAGTAGGAAAAGATACATCTAATTTAGATAGAGTTCCATTTAGATCTAGTGCAGCTGCAATGGACACAGCTGTGCCATTATTTACTGGAGATAAAGAAATCGAATTTGATGCTGATTATGATACAGATGGTTTCATTGTCATTCAACAAAACCAACCATTGCCGATGAATGTGATAGCATTATATCCGCAATTCTCAACTTACGATGGCTAGTTTAATTGCATTTAAAAAACACCATGCTCACGCAATGGTACAAGGAATAATGAATAGTTCGTTCACCCAGGTGGATGAAAGTTTACGACCATTACTTGATGGTTTGGAAGTAGAGAATATGAGTTTTACCGCTATTGATGATGATCAAAATATTATTTGTAGTGGTGGTATCGTTCCTATGTGGGAGGGTGTTTACGAGGGATGGGTAATGGCAAGTCAATTGTCATACAAACATCCAGTAACATCTGCCAGGGTAATTAAAAAAGGATTAGATAAATTGATAAAAGATTTTAATGTTGTGCGATTACAGACAGCTGTAAAAAAAGATTTTGAAACAGGTAAAAAATTTGCTGCCTGGCTTGGAATGACATTAGAGGGCGAGATGCCAAAATACCAAAATGAACAAGACTATTTAAGATATGCGAGGATATGTAAATGATTAATCACCCAGCTGCACCGCAAGACAGCTTTGCTTTTAGTAATAAAATAAACCATGAGCCAACGACTATGATAGCTGCTGGTACAGCCATTTCTGCTGGATCTAGTTTGTATAGTGGAATGGCACAATCAAATGCTTACAATGCCCAGGCTGCTGTTGATAATCAAAATGCTGATTTAGCTGATGATAATGCAAAAGCTACAATGGAATTGGCTTATCAAAACATTGCTGCCTTTGAAGAAGAATACAGATCTTTTGAAAGTGAAACTGTTGTCAATTATGCAAAATCGGGAGTTCAATTAACTAGCCCAACTGTTTTAGAGGTTATGCATAATAACGCATCTAATGCAGAAGTTGAAAAAGCAATGATTAGATATAACGCAAGAATAAATGCCAATGAGCAAACAGTTGCTGCTGGTCAATTTAGAACACAAGCAGCAATAAATAAAATGAATGCGAAAGCTGCTAAGATTGCCGCTGTTGCTAATATGGCATCATCAGCATTCACAGGTTATGGAGGATATAAACAAGTTAAAACACAATCGGTGTTTAATCAATCAATGCTGCAAAGCCAAGAGAGTTTTAATAGACAGTTAATTAAAATGAACAGATTACACGCATTAAATATGGCAGAACAAGGATTTTATTAATGGTTAAGATTAGAAGATTTAAAAGACAAACAGCAGCTACAACAAAAGCACCTAATACTTTTTCTGGCATAAGATATAATCCAACTGATTTTTCAAGAGCCTCCGATGCGATTGCAAAATTTGGTCAAACAACACAAAATGTTGGTTTAAATTTATTGCAGCAAGAAGAATCTAATAAAGCACGACTAGCAGAAGTTAAAAGTAGTCAAGATCTAAAGATGTATGAAACTTTAGAAAAACAAAAAACAGATTTAGAAGTTCTTAAATTAAAAAATGAAAGAACAACAAAGATGCATCTTAATATGGATCTTGCTTTTAATGGTACTAAGGATGAGCCAGGGTTAAAAAAAATTGCTATGGATTTTACGCATGATCCAGATTGGGCAAATAATGAAACTAATTTTAATGATGCAGCTGCAAAAGTAAAAGAGAAAATGTTGGCAAGTATTGATGATGATGTATTGAGAAACGATTTTTCTATGAAGTTTGATAACAAGGTAGATGCTCTAAACCTCAATGTAATGAATGGATCATTTAAAACAAAACTACAACAACTGACATCTGCTTATGAATCTGAGCATAAAGAATTATTATATGAGATGGAATATGGAAACCATTTAGAGCAGAAAATGGCAAAAGATAGATTACTTGGATTAAATGGAGTTATAGGTTTACATGAAGAGGCATTTGAAAATGGTATTATTAATATAACACCAGAATTAGCAGAACAATATAGTTTAGGAGATGTAGAATTTATCCAGGCTAAATTAATGATAGCTGATGATCCCCAGGCTTATCTTGATTTATCTAAAAGTGAAGAAAAAATTAAATATCCTTTTAAAAATTTATCTCTTACTCAACGAGCAGAATTAGATATTAAAGCTCAAAATGATGTTGATAAAATTACAAGTCAAACTGATGCACATAATAAAAAATTAATTAAGAATAATCAAAAAATTGTTAATGATATTACAAGTAAATTAGAAGATGGTATTCTCCCAGAAAATGGAATAACCGAGTTAGGTGCTGCTAGAGTTATTGCAACAGAATTAGGCGATACTGAAACTGTTAAAAAAATAGATGATCATTTTACAATGTGGTCAACATATCAAAAGGCAATACAATCAAATCTTACTACTATTGATGCACAAATTACAGAAACGCAAGATGCTATCAACAGAACAAATACACCAAGATTACAAGAAGCTCCTCCTGGAGAAGAAAGAACATCGGGAGTTGCTACTGTTGATTTATTAAAATTAAAAGCTCTTAAAACTATAAGAACAAAAATGGAAACTGCTTTAAATAAAGATTCTTTACAATGGGCAAATCAAGTGGGTAAAATTACTTTACAGCCAATGAATTTAAACATGAATCCAGAAGATTGGAAAACTTGGGTATCTGATAGGAGAGGTGATGCAACGAAAACATCTGCTATCTATAATACTAAAATGGATTTTTTAACAAAACCAGAACAACAAATGATTATGAATCATTGGCAAGATGATGCAACAAGCACAGATGAAAAGATACGATTAATTTCCATGTTATCTGAATTTGATGTTGATGCAGATAATGTATTTGAGGAAATATTATCTAAAGGTGATGGAAAAAAAGAATCACATTATTTTGCTCATATAGCGGGATTAATGAATGCTCATCCCGACAATCCAATTATTGGAGAATTAGCAGCTGACTTTTTTAATGGTTTTGCCAAGAAAGATGATTTTAGCAATCTAGCCACAGAAAAATTATTTGGTGAAGATTCAAATGAATATAGAAGAACAGCACAAAAAACTATCACAGAAAAATTAAATGGATCTTTTTTAAATGCTGATCCATCAATTAACTCAACCATATTTAATATGGCTAATATGATTTATATTCATCGAGCAGATCCAGGATCTAAATCTTTTAATACAGACTTATATTCTAATATTGTTAATGAATTAATTGGTGGCACAACTATTGGTGGAGTTAAACATGGTGGTATTGCAGAATTTAATAAACAAGCAACGTATGCACCAAGCTGGATGGAAACAGATAGTTTTGAAGAAATTATTACAGGATTAACTGATGATGAATGGATAAAAGCATCGG